AAATGGGGTACAAAGGCCCAGGAAAGTCAAAACACTACTCCAGAGCCTTTAAAATCGTTTTTCTTCTATTTGGAAGATGAGAATGATTTGGATTATTTAATCCACCCAGATGTTAAAAAGATTGTGATAGAGAAACATGGCAAAGACTAAAGCAGATACAGTACACCCAGTAGTTAAATATGGCGGTGTAAGAATGATCCAGAAAAGGATTAAACGTAGTGAAATCATAGACCATAGCAAAGACGCAGTGGCCCAGGAGCTTGTGGATCTATCAACATCTAACATAACCGATATTATTGATTGGGAAAATGGCAAGATCCGATTAAAGGAAATAAACGAAATACCACAGAAAGCTTTGAGATCCATTAAGAAGATAAGGGTATATGGAAAAGAAAACAGTAACTTTGAAGTAGAGATGCATGATAAAATTAGATCTCTACAAACTGTAGCCAAAGCGGCAGGATTATTAGAACAGGAGAAATCAGATGATGATAAACCTGCTGTAATTGGTATAAAGATTGAAGGCCCAGATAAGGTAGAAATTAAGGAAATGAAATATGCCAAGAAGAAGGATGACCAGGGAGGAAGTGGACAGGATCACAGCATTGATGCTGACGACAGCGACCAACGACCAGAAACTGGCGACCAGGATAGGATTGAGAAAATTTGAACTTCGGCATTTGTTTAATGGACAAAGGCTTGAAGATGACACAAGAATAAATGCTTTGTTCACTTACTTGGAAGGAGAAAAACATAGACAGAATATGGACAAGTTACGAAGGAATGGTTTATGAAATTTATTTTGGTTATGTATCTATGCAGCACGATTACCAATCAGTGTCCAACAAGCAGCATCCCAGGTTATCAATTTAATTCACACTACGATTGTGTGTACGCAGGTTATGCTATTGCCCAAAAAACCTATAAAAATTTGCTAGAGTATGAAGAAGATTTTGATATAGATAGATTGAACCGAGAAAAATTAGTTGTAAAATTTGAATGTAGATCTGTGAACAATGTCTAAAAAAAATTCTAAAAACAAACAATGGCTGCTTTGGAATATCTATCATACTGTGTTAGCTGTACTACTTGCAGGGCTTTTAGTAATTGAGTTGATAGAGCTAATATGGATGATCTAAAATTTAATTTTAAAAAATCTCCAACAGTTTATGACTTCCTCCAGGACAACAGTTTTGTAAGAGGAGTTGTTGGGCCAGTTGGATCTGGTAAATCTTATGCTTGTGCTGCAGAAGTTTTCATGCGAGCAGTAAAACAAAAACCTTCTCCTAAAGATGGAATTAAGTATAGTAGATTTGTTGTTGTTAGAAACTCATATCCAGAATTAAGAACAACAACTATTAAAACCTGGCAGGAGATTTTTCCAGAAAATATCTGGGGTGGGATGAGATGGTCGCCTCCTATCTCTCATCATATCAAGTTGCCTGCCAGGGAAGGAGCTGCAGGAATTGATTGTGAAGTTATATTCCTAGCATTGGATCAGCCTAAAGATGTAAGAAAACTTTTATCACTAGAACTTACAGGAGCTTGGGTTAATGAAGCACGAGAACTTCCTAAACAAGTTATTGATGGACTAACACACAGAGTTGGAAGATACCCAAGTAAAGCAGATGGCGGCCCTTCCTGGAGAGGTGTATGGATGGATACCAACCCAATGGAAGATGACCATTGGTGGTATGATATTTCTAAAAAAGGATCTTTGCCTAAAGGAAAGTTTGGATGGAAATTTTTTGAGCAGCCTGGCGGAGTAAAAGAAGTTTCTAATGTAGATCTACCAGAGATGCCAGAAGCTAATGGATATACTTTTGCTGCAGGTAGTTGGTGGAAAGAAAATGAAGTTGCAGAAAATATAAATAATTTACCAAGCGGATACTATACGCAGATCCTAGCAGGTAAGTCTAAAGATTGGATAAGATGTTATGCAGAAGGTAAATATACTTTTGTCCAGGATGGAAAACCTGTGTGGAGTGAATATGATGATGCTTCTATGTGTGTTGAAAGATTAGAACCAGAGCCTGGCTTTCCTATTGTGATTGGCCTGGACTTTGGATTAACACCTGCTGCAGTTTTTGCTCAACGATTAGGAAATGGTAGATGGCATATACTGCATGAACTTGTAACGTTTGATATGGGCCTAGAAAGATTTGGTCAAATATTAAAATCAGAAATAGAAATAAAATATCCTAAATATGATTTATCAATATGGGGAGATCCTGCAGGTTCATCCAGGGATCAGATCTACGAAGTAACAGCATTTGAACATTTAAAAAGTTTAGGCATCATGGCTAAACCAACTGCAACGAATGATTTTAAAACTAGACGTGAAGCTGTTGCAGCTCCTATGACCAGGCTAATAAATGGTAAGCCTGGATTTTTAATTGATAGTAGATGCAATAGAATTAGAAAATCACTAGCAGGTGGTTATCATTTTAAACGAGTACAAATATCTGGACAGGAAAGATTTAAAGATCAACCAAATAAAAACCAACACTCCCACGTAGGAGATGCTTTGGGTTATTGTTTATTAGGTGGTGGAGAATTTAAAAGATTAACTAGACCAAATCAAACTGGGATTGTTAGAGCAGCTCTGGCAAAATTGGATTTTGATTTATGGTAGATTTGCAAATCAATGAGCTAGAACAGCTTATGGGCCTGGATGGTGTCAATAAAAAAATTACACATTTTCATCCTAAACATTTGTGGTTGATTAATTTAAGGGATCATGAGAAAAAGTATTTTGATTATATTCCTGGATATGAAAGTTACTTGGCTAAAAATACAATTCATAATGCTTCTTACACTGGTTACTATTTTGGCAAGCCAGTGGTTTCCTTTGGCCTACTAAATATCTTCCCAGGAGTAGCAGAAGCCTGGCTAATACCTAGCAAAGACTTGAATAATTTAAAGGTTGCCCTGCCTTTCCATAAAGCTACCAAGGCTTTTTTTAATAATGCTTTCCGATTATTTGATCTGCAACGCATACAGTGTACAGTTGATATTACGAATAAAGATGCTTTGAAGTGGATTGAAACTATGTTATTTACTAGGGAAGGCATAATGAAAAAATTTGGCCCAGATGGCCATGATTATGTTTTGTATAGTAGAATAAAAAACTAGGAGAAAATATGGGCGGTATAATATCTAAACCTAAAGCACCACCACCACCACCAAAAGTGGAGGCGGATGTTTCAGCAAGAGAAGCTGCTGTTGAACGAGCAGAGAACAGATCCAAACAAGAACTTTCAAGAAGAGTTAGAGCTAGAGCAACTAGAGGAAGAAGGCAGTTAGTTGCACAAGGAAGGCAAGACGCAGAGCTTGGAGTACCATTTGGTAACACTGGAACTTTAGGATACAGCAGAAATGTCTAAAGCAAAAAACAAAGTAAAAAGAAATCCAAGAAATAGGAAATCACAATAGGAGATTTATGCCTAAAGTAACTACTAAAGATGGTAAGGTAAGACACTTCGCTTATACGAAGAAAGGAGCTGCACAAGCTAAAGCTTTTGCGAAAGCTTCTGGTGGTAAAATGCAAATGGATATGAAGTCCGCTATGAAAAGAAAGGTTGGTAAAAAAAAATATGGCTAAAAAAGGATTATACTACAATATAAACCAACGTAAGAAAAAAGGGATCTCAAGACCAAAGTCTAAATCTACAATTTCTGCGAAGGCTTATAAACGAATGAAGGAAGGATTTAAGAAAAAAAAATGATAGTATTTGGACATACTCCACGAGAGTGGAAAAGAAGAGCTATGATGCATAAGGCTTGCATTATAGTTGCTGTTATAAGTTTTGTTTTAGGAGCTGTTATATTTTAAATGGTTGCCAAAAAGTATCAAAACCCAAAAGGTGGATTGAACGAAAAGGGAAGAAAATACTTTAAAAGAAAAGATGGTAGCAATTTAAAACGACCACAGAAAAGTGGAAAGGATGGCCGAAGGGTATCTTTTGCAGCAAGGTTTTCTGGAATGAAAGGGCCTATGAAAGATAGCAAAGGTAGGCCTACAAGAAAAGCTTTGGCATTGAAGGCCTGGGGTTTTGGTTCAGTTGCTGCAGCAAGAAACTTTGCTAGTAGAAACAAGAAGAGTTAATTATGCATGATGCAAAAAAGATATTAGAAAGAATTAAAAAGGCTGAAGGTAAGAAAGAACTTTGGAGAGATATTTATCAAGAGTGTTATGAGTATGCTCTTCCACAAAGAAATTTATATGATGGTTATTTTGATGGCGGAACACCAGGACAAAGAAAGATGTCTAAAGTTTTTGATAGTACAGCCATACACTCTGCTCAAAGATTTGCTAACAGAATACAATCTGCTTTGTTTCCTCCATACAGAAAATGGGTAAGACTACAACCAGGTAATGAAGTACCAGAAGAACAACAATCAGAGATCCAGGTTAAGCTAGATAAAATCAATGACAAAATGTTTTCTGTTTTAAGACAAACAAATTTTGATTTAGCAATAGGAGAATTTTTATTAGATCTATGCGTAGGTACAGCTTGTATGTTAGTGCTGCCTGGAGATGAAGTAGAACCAATTAAATTTATTCCAGTGCCACAATATCTAATTGCTTTTGAAGAAGGGCCTAATGGATCTATAGAAAATGTTTATAGAAGATTAAGAATTAGAAATGATGTAATTGCAAAACAATATCCAGATGCAAAAATTCCACCAGAGTTTCAAAGAATAATAGATCAAAAACCAGAAGAATATACAGAGCTTTATGAAAGCACTATGTACCATGAAGATGATGGTTTCTATCACTACTGTGTGATTTGGAAAAAAGGGCCAGATAAAATTGTTCATAGAACTTATGAAACAATGCCATGGATTATTAGTAGATACATGAAAGTTGCAGGAGAGATCTATGGGAGAGGCCCATTGATTACTGCACTACCAGATATAAAAACATTAAATAAAACTGTTGAGCTGTTACTTAAAAATGCAAGTTTAAATATTGCAGGTGTCTATACAGCTTCAGATGATGGAGTGTTAAATCCTCAAACTGTAAGGATAGCTCCTGGTGCTATTATACCTGTAGCAAGAAATGATGGCCCTACAGGCCCTAGTTTAAAACCTTTACCAAGAACTGGAGATACTAATTTATCCCAGTTAGTTATAAACGATTTGCGTATGAACGTAAAAAAAATCATGTTAGATGAGAGCTTACCTCCAGATAATATGAGTGCAAGATCAGCTACCGAAATTGTAGAAAGGATGAAAGAGCTTTCACAAAACCTGGGTTCTGCATTTGGTAGATTGATTTCAGAGGCTGTACTCCCTTTAGTTAGTCGTACATTAGCTGTAATGAACGATAAAGAAATAATATCTTTGCCTTTGAGAGTTAATGGACTTGAAGTTAAATTGCAGCCAACTTCTCCATTAGCTCTTGCACAATCCAACGAAGAAGTACAAACAGCTATGGGATGGATGCAAATAATTCAACAGCTTGGCCCTGTAGGTCAAATGGCTGTTAGAATAGATAGAGTTGCAGATTTTGTTGCAGATAAATTAGGAATACCTGCAGAGCTGCGAACTAGCCCAGAAGAAAGACAACAAATGGTAGAACAAGCACAACAACAAGCACAACAAATGCAGCAACAACAAGTTGAGCCTGCAACCCAGGAAGAAGAGATAAACGCACAAGCACAGGTGGGATCACAGGTAGGATAATATGGCAGATACTTTTGATGAAGTAGGTTGGGAAGGTTTAGACTTCCAAAACAAAATGGAAGCTGTTGATGAACAAAAGAAAAAAGACAGCTTGTATGCTAAAGTTTTTAATACACCAGAAGGTAAAATTATTTTAGAAGATTTAAAATCAAGAACTGTAGAAAGCCCATCTTGGTATCCAGGTGCAGATGACCATTATGGATATGTACGAGAGGGCCAGAACGCAGTAGTAAGAGAAATCCTTAACAGGATAGAACGTGCTAAACGAAACTAAACAGGAGGAAACAATGGCTGAAGAAGCACAAGCACAAGAAAACAATCAAATTACAGAGGAAGAAAAACCTAGTAATTTAATTGAAGAAGCTAGATCAAATACACCAGAGGAAGAAAAGGAACAAGAAGAACAAGATCCTATTTCTCATTTAGCTTCTGAAGATAAGAAGGAAGATAACCTGGGAGAAGAACAGAAAGATGAAGAAGATGAATACGAAAGACCAGAGTATTTTCCAGAAAAATTCTGGGATGAAAAAGATGGCCCAGATATTGAAGCTCTAGTAAAATCTTACAATGAGCTGCAGAAAAAATTTAGTCAAGGTGGACACAAAGCTCCCAAAGACTATGATACAGGTTTCTTGAAAGAACAAGAGATTGACATAGAAAATGATCCATTGGTTAAAGGATCTTTGGATTGGGCCAAGAAATATGGTCTAAACCAAGATGCTTATGAAGATCTTGCTAAAATGTTTATGGAAACAAATGCTGATTTTGTACAAAGATCACAAGCAGATATTGCAGAACAGAAAAAATTATTAGGAAATAAAGCTAATGAAAGAGTAAGCTCTGTAATAAAATTTGGAGATACATTGAAAAACAAAGGTGTATTCTCTGAACAAGAGCTTGCTGAATTTGATGAAATGGCAGGAACAGCTCTTGGAGTTAAGGTTATTGAGAAGATTAGATCTTATTATGGAGAACAACCAATACCTACAGTAGCTCCAACAGAAGAGTTAGGGATGTCAAAAGATGAAATCAAAGCTATGGTTGCAGATCCTAAATATGGTAAAGATCCTGCATTTACAATAAAAGTAGAGAAATTATTTGAAAAAGCCTTCCCAGGCGAATACAAACCATAATCAACACTGGGGTTGCACAAAACACTTGATGCAACCCTAGAAGTTTAATATAACCAAATCAAGAAGATAACCGATTTTTTTGGCCTTCAGTTTTTAGCTGTAGCCTTTTCCAAAGACAACTACGCAAAGTGTAAATAAATAAACTAACTATGTTTAAAAAAAGGAGAAAAACATGGCAATAAATATAAGTAATGCGTTTGTTACTTTGTTTGATGCAGAAGTTAAACAGGCTTACCAGGGTGCTGCCCAGTTAAGAGATACTGTTAGACTTCGTTCTGGTGCAAGCTCCAACACTGTAAAATTTCCAAAAATTGGAAAAGGTGTAGCAACAGCTAGAATACCTCAAACAGATGTAACTCCGCTTAATGTAACATACTCGCAGGTTACTGCGACTATGTCGGATTATAATGCTGCTGAATACAGCGATATATTCCACCAAGCAAAAGTGAACTTTGATGAAAGAAGAGAATTAGTTGAAGTTGTGTCTAAAGCTGTCGCAAGACGACAAGACCAACTAATCATTGATGCTCTTAATGGTTCATCAACTTCACTAACTGTTGCAAAAACAGTGGTAACATCTGGATCTGCTGCAGCATCTAACTTAAACGTTGGTAAAATGATTGAAGCTAAAAAGCTTCTTGATGCTAACAACGTTCCAAGTGAAGATAGATGTTTAGTAATTCATGCAAATAACGTTGCAGGATTATTAGCAGATGAAAGAGCTATCTCTAATGACTTTGCAGTTAAAGCTCTATTAAATGGAGAAGTAACTGCTATGCTAGGATTTAGAATAATCGTAGTAGGAGATAGATCTGAAGGTGGCCTACCATTATCAACTAACGACAGAACTGTATTTGCTTTCCACAAATCAGCTATGGGAATGGCTGAAGGCATGGGGATCAAAACAGAAATCAACTATGTACCAGAAAAAACATCTTTCTTGGTTAATAGTATGTTCTCTGCAGGTGCTGTTGCGATTGATGATGAAGGTATCGTAAAAATAACTTGTGACGAAAGCTAATAGAGGAGGATAATTATGGCATATACTAATGCAAACTTACAGCCTATCGGAGGACAATCCAAGGCAGGTAATGCTCCTCAAATGTGGAGTTACACTGCACCTGGAACAGATGCGATTGCTGACATTAATTCAGAAGGCTACTTCAATGGAGCTGCTGATGTATTAAAAGTTGGCGATTTAATTCACGTTTGGGATAGCTCTGTACCTACTTCAACTTTAGTAACTGTGTTATCAAACACAGGAACTGTTGTTGATGTATCAGATGGTACTGCACTATCTGTCGCTGATGCTGACTAATAACTAGACGAGTTAGGGGGGAGAGTAATTTTCCCCCTACTCTTTTTTTTTAAATTAAGGTAAAATGAGCTATGGCAGCAGGAGATACAAAAGTTTCTATTTCAAATAACGCATTAACAATATTAGGTGCAAATACAATTACATCATTTACAGATGGATCTAAAGCTGCAGGCATAGCCAATAACTTATATGAGTTTGTTAAGAAACATACTCTATCAATGTATCCCTGGAAATTTGCACTAAAGAAAGTGCAGCTAGCACAAGACAGTGCTACACCTGTTAATGAATGGGATTATCAATACACACTTCCTACAGATGCTGTTTCAACTTTACCTGTTGCAGTATTTTTTTCTGGAAATTCTAATGCTCCAAAAGAATTAGATTTTGAAATTTATGGAGATAAATTAGTTACAAACTCTACAACAGTTTATATAGATTATGTTTATGATGTTGTTGAGGGTAATATGCCAACTTATTTTGTAACGTTATTAGTTTATCAATTAGCTTGGCATCTTGCAGAACCAATTACAGATCAAACTACAAAAGCTGATTATTGGAAAACACACGCATTAGGCAATCCTTCTGACCAAGGAAGAGGTGGATATTTTAGAACTGCAACCCAAATAGATGCTCAAGGACAACCGCCTAATGTTATTGAGGACTATTTATTAACTAATATAAGATAATGGCTGATAATGAGAATATTGTACGAATACAAACAAACTTCACTGCAGGGGAGTTTGATCCTCTATTAAGGGCCAGAATAGATTTAGAACAATACAGAGCTGCTGCTAAAACATTAAGAAACGTAGTTTGCCTACCAACTGGTGGTGTAGAAAGAAGGCCTGGATTACAATACATTGACACAATACCTTCTACAGCTAATCCACAAAATGGAACTAGATTAGTTGGATTTGAATTTTCTACAACTCAACAATATGTTTTTTTATTTTCTAATAACAGATTATTTATTTATAAATTAGGAGAGCTACAACAAAACATTAATGGATCTGGTAATGATTATTTAGATCTATCATCTACAAGTATAAGCTCAACTAATTTATCAGAATTGTATTTTGCACAATCAGCAGATACCCTAATTATTTGTCATGAAGATATGAACCCAGTTACTATAACTAGAGGTGCATCTCACACTTCCTGGACAGTAGCAAATATGACTTTTGATTTTATACCTAAATATCCATTTAGTATAAGCAAGTCTAATCCTGCAGGAACAGTTACAGCTTCTGCTGTTGATGGAAATATAGAACTAACTTTTAGCTCTTCTGTTGCATCATCAAGTTATGTAAATCAATATATCAATGCAGAGAATGGATTTGGTAGAGCTAGAGTTACTAAATTTGTTTCAGCAACAAAAGTAGAAGCTTTTGTAGAAGTACCATTTTCAAACACAAATGCTATTGCAAATGGAGATTGGGAACTAGAAAGTGGATACGAAGATGTATGGAGTAGCACGAGAGGATACCCAAGGAGCTGCACTTTTCATGAAGGAAGATTATATTTTGGTGGATCTAAATCTAGGCCTGCAACAGTGTGGGGATCAATCGTAGGAGATTTTTTTAATTTTAATCCTGGCCAACAATTAGCGGATGAAGCATTAGAAGCAACACTAGATACAGATCAAGTTAATGCTATCAATGCAATAGTATCAAACAGAGATTTATTAGTATTTACAACAGGTGGAGAATTTTTCGTACCACAAGGTAGTTTAGATCCTATTGAACCAACAAATATAATTTTTAAAGTAACAACTAGAACTGGATCAAAAGCAGTAAAACCAGTATCTACAGAAAATGCTACATACTTTATTCAAAGACAAGGTAATCAATTAATAGAATATGTTTTCCAAGATAGTGATGTAAATTACAGATCACAAAACTTTTCATTATTATCATCTCATTTATTAGATAATCCTGTAGATCTAACGCACTTACACCCTACAAGTACAAGTAGGCCTCATACATTAGTGCTAGTAAATACAGATGGAACAATAGCTGCCTATCCATTTATTAGATACCAACAAGTTGTATCTCCTTCTTTATGGACAACAGATGGTAAATTTAAAAATGTATGTGTTGATTTTGATGAGATATACGTAGTTGTAGAAAGAACAATAAACTCTGCAACAGTATATCATTTAGAAAAATTTGATTATGATTTTACTACAGATGCAGCAACACAATTTTTTGGTTCAACTAAACCTACAACTACAACTACTTCTGGGCTAACATATTTAGAAGGAAAAACTGTAGATGTAGTACGAGATGATTTGGCCCTAGATCAAAAAACTGTAAGCTCTGGAGCTATAACAACTGATATTGTTCCTACAACTTATGTAGAAGTTGGAATACCTTACACACCACAAATTGTAACTTTACCTATAGAAACAAGATTACCAAATGGAAATGTACAAGGATTTTTAAAGAGAATTACAGAAGTAAATCTGATATTAAACCTTACACAGAACATAAAAGTAGATACTGAAGAAGTATCATTTAGAAATTTGGAGGCATTAAGTTTGGGTACAGGAATAGAATTTTTTACAGGTATTAAAACCATACAACCATTAAGTGGTTTTACTGAAGAAAGTACATTAACAATAACGCAAACAAAACCTCTATTCTTTACGTTGTTAGGGATAGAGTACAAGGTAAGTGTATAGGAGATAGATATGGTACAGTACGTAGCAGCAGCAGCAGCAGTAACTTCAGCAGTAATGCAGTACAGAGCTGCCCAGGCAACTGAAGAAAATTACAAAGCAAAAGCTAAAATGGAAGAGCTTAAAGGCAGAATAGCTGCTGTCCAGGCGAGAGAAGAAGGAGTTATGGTTTTAGATAACATGATTGAACAAATGGCTTACAACACTGCGTTTGGTGGCAAAGGAAATGTAGATCCTTTCTCTGGTAGTAGATTAGGTGTAGGACTTAAAATGCAATCAAAAGGTTTAACAGAATTTTCAATAACAGAAACTAATGCACGTATCTCAAAAGCTATGGGAGAATATCAAGCTGCCATAGATAGATCTGCAGGTAAGACAGCGAAGAAATTAGGATATGCAAATGCTGTTTTAACATTAGGTCAAGGTGCTTTTGCTTATAACCAATTAACACCAACGAGTACATAATAATGGCAACAAGAAAGATTACATATAAACCGCTTGGTGTAAGATTAAGATCTCTTCCACAAATACAGCAAACTGAACTTGCTGAAAGATCAAGAGGATTAACTAATCTTTCTAATAGACTAAATCAAATATCTGCAGATGCATTTAGAGCTTTTGGTAAAGAACAAGCTCTAAAAGGTGCAAAAGAAGGAGAAAGTTTTGAAGCATACAAAGTAGAAAAAGATGAACTAGGAAATACAAGCATAAGATTTTCTGAAGCTCCAGAAATGGGTACAGATCCATATAGTCAATCTTTTTACAAAGCTGCACAAAACTCTGCAAAACTACAAATCAAAACTTTATTTGAGCAAAAATTATACAAAGCATATACAGAAAATAGAGCAGATGTTGCTAGTTTTAACAAAGCAGCAGATGACATATCAGATGGATTATTAGAAAGTTTAAGAGAAAAAAATCCTCAACTGTATAATTATTTTGAATATGATTTTAAACAATCATCTATTGCTTATGCTAAATCTGTTTATACAAACTGGTCTAGTAGCAAGCTAGATATAGAAACAACTACTTTCCAGGGCTATGTAAATTCTGGTTATGCATCTAACATTATTAAAATGGCAGCTAAAGGAGAAGATGGCCTACAAAAAGCAGGTGTATTTATTAACAACATGGTTGGAGATTATCTTAATCTTGGCCCTAAAGAAAAATTTGTTGCAGGAAATATTGCTATAGATGCAGATGAAACAAGACTAGGTATTAAAAATGCAGATGCTCTTGGTAAAGATATTACCTTTGCAAGAAATACTTTTCAAAAAATATATTTAGAAGAGATGTTCAAACAATACAAAGGTAATCATCCTGCGTTAGTCAAAGCAATAGAAGAAGTTAGAAATGGAACTTACATAACAAAAGATTTCTTTAACACTCTTATGGTTGAAGGACAGGTTGTTGGTGTAGGTAATGCAAGAATATCTGACATATTAAATGATAAAGATAGAGATACACTTGCTACAGATCTATTTGAAATATTCCATAATGAAACTAACAGAGTAAATAAATTGTATGAAGCTGATAAAACAACAATGAAAAATCAAGCTTACATGGATCAATCAAAAATATTAGGTAAGATTATAAATTTAGAACGTATAGACCAGGCTACAGAAATATCTGCACTAGAACAAGAAATAGAAAAAGATATAGAATTATTTGAAAAAACACACCCTACAGAAGATGGGTTGAAATTTGCTAAAACAATTAAAGAAGCTTACTTTGGTAGATTTAATGCAGATGATGATGAGCCAGGTGTAAAACATCCTTATGAAGAAGATGCTAGATATGGAATGTTAAACCAGGATCATTTATTAAAAGATACAAGACTTACAGGAACAACTAAAGCAAAGATCCTAGAGCTTGCTAACTCCTATGATAGAGGAGAAAAACACTGGACAGATCACAATTTATACAAAGAAGGTGTATCTATTATCAATGGATTAGAAGCTGCCAGTGTTGGTGGTATGTTTAGTATTAATACTTCAGATGCAGAAAGAAATGAAAAGATAAATTTTATTTATAGAAAAACATTTGAACATATTATTGATGAAAAAAAAGTTGCTATAGGTAATTCTGGACAAAGAATAAATCCTGTAGATGTTGCTGATACTATTAATCAATTAAATAATGATGGAAAAATTATTGCATCTAAACAAGAATATGCAAAATTTAATGCAGGCAAAGATCAAAGCACAGGTAATAGTAACTATGACCAGTACAAAACTTTAATAACTTTAAGAGAAACTGAAGAGATAAAACTTGCAAAAGCAACAAAAGCAAAAGAAAGAGAAAAAATCCAAACAAGAATAGATGATCTAAATAAAAACCTAGCAGAAGTAGAAGCAAAAATACCAGGTGGTATAAAAGCTTTAGAAAATAAAACAAGTAAATATGATCGTACAAAAGTTTATTATGTAGATGATAATAACCAAGCAGTAGAATTAACTCCAAAAAATGTTC